ATATAATGAATCGCATCTTGATCTCCCAACCAGTCACTTCCTTTTACAGTATCATAAAAGTGCCATTTCCAATCATCTTTTGTTATATTGCCAAGTGCGGCATTGATACCTCCTTGTGCTGCAACAGTATGCGACCGTGTTGGAAATAATTTGGATACACAAGCGACATTATAGCCTTGTTCTGCTAATCCCATGGTAGCTCGTAAACCCGCGCCACCTGCTCCAATGACAAGAGCATCAAATGTGTGTTCACTTACTTTTGGTATCATACGTTTCATGACAATGTATTTGTCTTATAATGTATATAGGGATTCATTTATATATTTTATACATTATCATTCTTTTCTATCATGATTCTTTTTGTCATTTTTTGCAAATAACACTTGTAATGGATGATATATAGACAAAGAAGTACATGCTGTGGTAAATACACTCAATCCAATTAACGCATAAGAACTTTGAGAAACTTTAACATTCGTCAATAAATGTGGATTATAATCCCATATAAAATGACGTATTCCGCCATAAGTATGATACACAATAGGAAACGACAATATACCGTGAAGTGTATATTGTGAAATAGCTGACAAGTCATGATAATATTTTTGTAAATCGTTGTAAAAAAGAGGTACTAGTGGTCCACCAAGAAACATACCTGTTAAGGCAACTCCTGATACACGAGTCATAATGGAGGTAGTAGCAGTAATAGGAAATTTATATATTTGAACGTGAGGCGACACGTTTGGAGTCATATATAGAAGTATTTAGATTAATATTTAAATACTTCTATTGAACTATATTTATTATGGATTTTTTAAAGCCAGATAGTCATACGAAGTATTTGAATTATTATCATAAGTCATCAAAACTACTTATACCTTTAACCCTTTCTAGTGTGTTTTGTCATTACAAAGATTATTCTATTACTCCCATGGTAGATTCTATTTGCGCAATCAATATGGGATATCATTCGTATGTGTCCATGAGTTGTATCATTCATGATTACATCAAACCATCTTTTTGGAACAATAGCGCGCGGTTGTGTAATGTAAACGCACATTTGATTGCCATTGGGGGATATATATATGCCTCAAATCTATATAAAAATTTTGATTGATTATAGTATAGTAATGCAAAGTGCCTTGCGTATATACCGTAGTAATAAAATGCGAACAAAAATGGAAACATTTCATATTAAACAAGAACACTGTGGACCCATGGTATTAGATGCGTTATTGTATATTAAAGATCATTTAGATAGTAGTTTGGGATTTCGTCGTTCTTGTCGGGAAGGTATATGTGGATCGTGTGCCATGAACATAGATGGTAAAAATACATTGGCTTGTTTAACTCCATTAAAAGACAAAATGGTGATTTATCCGTTGCCTCATATGCCCATTATCAAAGATTTAATACCAAATATGACAAACTTTTATAAACAATATGAGTCTATTAAACCATGGTTACATAGTTCTAAAAAAAATGATACCATGGAACACATTCAAACCATAGAAGAACGCAGAAAATTAGATGGAATGTATGAATGTATATTGTGTGCGTGTTGTAGTACTTCATGTCCAAGTTATTGGTGGAATTCAGATCAATATTTAGGTCCAGCTGTTCTTATGCAAGCATATCGGTGGATTGAAGATTCACGCGATGAAAATACGGCACAGCGATTAGAATTTGTAGATGATGCCATGAAATTATATCGATGTAAAACAATCATGAATTGTTCCAATACGTGTCCAAAAGGTTTAAATCCAGGACAAGCAATTGGAAAATTAAAACAAAAAGTCGAACAACGCAAACAATTCTCTTAAATGTATTACTAATGTAATTCGATCAAAGTAATTATTTCATATGTATTTTTAAGGAATACAAAAATAATTTGATAGTATATATGACAAAAAAGAATAATTACAAAAGAAAACGAATTACTAGGAAAAAGGGTAACTTTAAAAAAAACGAACCCTTAAGAAACATTACAAACAAAATATAAAAATACGTGGTGGTGAATCGAACCCACAATATATACAACGAGATATTCACAACAGTGATCAACAACACAGCAACAGTGATTGTCATGATGTTAATCAATTGAATGAGCTTATACAAGAATATATTACTGCTAACGAAAATAGTTTAATATATCCTCAAGTACTCGAGGACATAAGTCCTAGTATGTTAGTAGATCTAATTAATAAAATGAAGGATAAGGTAGATAATATTAGTATATGTACTCAAGTAAATACAGCATATCTAGAAGCAAATAAAGTTAATTTACTTGATATTTTTAAAAATGCTGCCAACGCAGGATTAACAGAAATCATACAACAGGTGGTGAACGACGATAATTTTTCATCTTTTAAACAGGATCTTAAACAATATGCCACAGACATGACTACGATTACTCTGGATGAAGAAAACGACAGTATAAGCGCCGTAAATCAAGCAATTTTGGATGCGGCACAGGAATCAATAAAGCCGCAAGAGAAAGCAATGGAACAGGCACGGGAAGGAATGGAACAGGCACGGGAAGGAATGAAACAGGCACAGGAACACTTGAAACAGGCAAAGGAAGCAATATCGGCGCTGAAAGATAAACACTTGAATGTGGCAAACAAAAATATACAAATATATTACGAAGCGTTGACCCAAAAGTACGGACATATAAAAGGAATTCTTAATTTAATCTAAAAATAAAATAAAATAATTAAACAATTAAAGGCATATTCGTTCTATATTTCATATATGATTGAATCATTTTTCGATTACGACATTCGGATTGAAAATAAAATGTTGATTTATGTGTTTGTAGCCAATGGAAAAGACATGACCGAATTACGAATGATTGAATTTTTAGATAGAATGCGACAAATTATGGCCTCTTTTCATGATAAACAGATCACAAAGGGTTGTTTGTATTTTGATTTGGAAAAACTAAAATTACCATCCAATTTACAACTCATTCAAGAATATTCAAATATATTTAAAACCAATCAAGAGATTCTTAAAAAAAAACTTCAATTTACAATCATTCAAACAAGTAACAACGTATTTCATTTGTTTTTTTCGTTGTTTAAACAATATTACGTGCCAATCAAACCGGTGTATTTAACTAAAAATCATAGCGAAACCCAATGTTGTATATACGATGAAATCATGCGCAATAATCTGCCTACCATCGGGCATTTATTGAATCAATCCTCTTAGATGTCCATGATATATCCTTTTTTTGTGACTTGTATTTGTCTTTTATTTGGACAATTTAAAGGACGAATCTCTTTATGTGTTAATGTATATTCTCCGTTGTTTGCAAAATAATAGTTGTTACATTTAAAACGATCGCGACTACTCACATATGGAGATCCCAAATAAGTACCCAAATGAATGTCTTTACAATGATGACATTTCTCACGACTGATATCCCTCCTACAGCGTGCGACATAATCGGTAGGTTGTCGTTTTTTCAAAAACTGAACCACGTAATTGTCTTCATTGTCTTTTTTCCCACAATACAGAATTTTTCCAATATTATTTGGTTGTGGTGGAATATCATAAATACAACGGTGTTTACGATATTCTATGTTTTCCATTTGAACGCAAGATCCTTTTAAAAGGGGTTTGTCTTTTCTTTTATGATACATGATCCATTGTTTTGGTAAATAACGCATGATTTCAACAATCATTTCTTGGGGTAAGGGTAATAACCTATGTAAAGATGTCTTCTTTTTGGATTTCTTATAGATAGATTTATTTGAGTTTGGCATGTTTTATGGATTACAAAAGACTTCATGAATTAATTATATTTCAATTTTATTTAAAAATAGAGCTCTTGTATAAATAGGAACCCTATATATAATGGCAAGTATTCGAGGTCTTCAAATATTAAGTGATCGAATGAATTATGTTAAAAAAAATGAAAACAATGGACCTTGTTTAAATGATATACCCAGAACATCGTTAACTACATACAAAAAGGTTCGGGATGATCTTCGCACTATTTATTTGGCAAAATGTATGGATGAATATTACATACATTATGAAGAATGCGAAGAAGTTCGTCGTTTGTTATTTGAGAAAACATTCGATTAACGTCTTTTTGTTCCACGTTTCATCATCAATGAATAATATTATTTATATTTTGAGTTAAAGATATAATGTATATGTTTTATATAAGATGATGCAAATTTTTATAAAAACGCTAACAGGTAAAACAATTACCCTGGATGTCGAACCAGGAGATACGATTGAAAATGTGAAACAAAAAGTACAAGATAAAGAAGGCATTCCACCAGACCAACAGCGTCTCATTTTCGCCGGTAAGCAACTGGAAGATGGACGCACCCTTTCGGATTATAATATTCAAAAAGAATCCACCCTTCATCTAGTCTTGCGATTGAGATAAGGTAAATACACGATAATAATATATTCATATACAAATGTAAGTGTTTTTGTCTTTTTTTGTGCCCTAATAGATAGCGTGTATTTTTATTTAAAACACATAATTCGTGATTCGGAATATATGTACGTATCATTTTATAATAATAATCATTCATGGTTTCTCTTAACTATTTTCTTATCAAATGTTTGTAAAAAGGAACATTTGTTAAAAAGTTAAATTCACCACTGTTTTTTACCACTTCTCCGCCATCTATGGTCACTATTTCGCCATTAATATAACTTGCCTTTTCGCTTGTTAAAAATAGAGCCAAATCGGATATTTCATCTTGCGTAGCCATGCGTTTGGAAGGATTGTTAAACGTATTATAATGTTTAAATACTTGAAATGGATCCAATTTACTTGCCCCTCCTGTGCCTTCCATGGGTCCCGGAGCAATACCCACAAATCGCATGTTATAGGGACTCCATTCAACTGCTAACCCACGCATCATATTATCTACCCCTGCTTTTGCGACGGATGAGGGTATGACCAAAGCGGAACCAGTATTTGCATAAGTCGTTGAAATATTGAGAAAGGTCGCTGGTTTCTTGTTTTGAATCAAATACTTTCCAAAAATATGATACATGTTGAAGGATCCATGCAATACAATATGGATGATTGAATTCCAACCATTTTCCGTTAAACGTTCAAAAGGACATAAAAAGTTTCCCGCCGCATTTTGGATGATCACATTTGGATAAATGTCTTTTTGTTGTAAATCGTTTTTAATGACTTTGATTTCTTTATATTTGGATATATTTGCACTATAATATAAATGGTTTATTGGGTTGATGTTATGTAATTCGGTTTGTAATTCTTCCATTTTGAGGATATTTCTTGAAATATTAACAATACGACCTCCTTCTTTTGCATAATGTAAAGCTAAATTGCGACCCAATCCGGAACTGGCACCACTGATTAAAATGGTTTTTTGATGATACATAAAAACAGTTATAAATAAAATACAGAGTTTGTATTTAATTTATAGTATGATATAATTGTATTTTTGAATTATGAAAGAATGACATATAAACTATTATTTATTTGTGATTATGACATTTAGTTCGAGTACGCGAGACCACCCATGCCCGACATGATGCGGAGTACATTGTAGTTGGTGGCGTAAACACGGACCTTGGCGGTGTTGGTGCCTTCAACGGTGGCGTTCGAGAGAACAAGTTGAAGGGTGGCGTTATCAATGCGCGACATATTGCAGGTGCCCGATGGTTGGTGTTCTTCTGGGCGGAGG